AAGGCCTTAACCTCAGACAGTCGGAACTCTGGAGTGTTGCCATTCAGGTCCGCGATGTCTTTATCGATGACCGAATAGGTTTCCAAGTTGCCACAGGTGTCAACGATTTGAGCGGTCGTGGACTTGGCGTTCGGAACACCAGAATTCAGCATACGCCACGTTGCCTGCGGGAGGCCGGTGCGTACTGTCGTCTTGTGTCCGGTTGGAAGGTTGCCTTCGACGACAAGCATATCGTCAAGGATTTCATTCGTCTGCGAGAGGAGTTCGATGATGGAAGCTACCTTATAACCATCATCCATACGCTTGCCCCAGTCCGCGTAGGTCAGGGCAGTAGTGCCGATCGTTGCCATTTTTGAGTTCCTAGGTTAGGTTGCACCATTGCACTCTGACCGATCTGAGCTTCGCTGTTCTTCCCTAACAGGGCTCGGTCAACGTGAAACAAGATTCGGATACATCGCGTGCGCTATAGACGGCGGACCCGCTGCACCATTTTTGACTTGCCCATGTGGCGAAGGTCCACCAGCCGCAACCGGTTTGCCTTCGTTTATAAGTTGGGCGAACTTATAAAGGGTTTTCACAAAAGCTGGGTGATCGCCAGCGCCTGTGAGATTCATTGCTTCCTTGACCTCAGCGACTAGTGTCGGGGGAAGCTGGGTAAAAGCTTTGCCGATTTCGGCCTTGACCGCATCGAGCTTGGATCCGATTTCGGGGTCGTTGGTAACTTCGTTGCGCCAGCCTTCGCGCATGGTATTGACTGCATCCATACCGCGTTGCATCAGGTTCCCAACTTGCTTATTGTAGAACCCAGTGAGCTTGTCTACTCCAGCTTGATCGAGCCCAAGTTCTTTGAAGATGGGTGTGACTTCTCCAATTGCTGCCTCATCGAGGTGCTGATCGTCTCCGGCTGTGAAAGTATAGGACTCTGGGACGGCACCTTTGGCGTCGGGCTTGGCAGGGTCTGCAAGCTTGTTGGGGTCGACGGCTGGCGCCTCGACTGGCTTCGATTGATCGATGATTGAGCCATCTGCGTTTCTCGCTGCTGGATCATTCCCCGCTATCTGCGGATTCGGAGTAGGGGTCGTAGACGTTTGCTCCGGGCTGAGCGGAGTCGTCGTTGTCGTCACTGGAGCTGGTTGATTCTCGGCTGGCATTGGTAAGTTCCCTTAAGGTTGCCTCTTTCATCATCGTCACGAAATAGTCCGGGCAATTTGAGACTATATCGGAGTATATCTGTAGCCCAATGTTGCGCTCACCTTTGGAATAGGCTTCGAGGAGTGCAACCCCCGAAAACGGATCTGCAAAAATGTGGCAGCGAGATAGAAGGTCGTGGAACCAAATTCGTCCCTCAGATGTAGACATAGCCGCCACGATGAAATTAACGCGGCGTTGGTTTTCAACGTCTGCTGCTTTCTCAGCTCGTCGGATGTCCTTACGGTTTGTGGCATTGTAGTTCATCCTGCACCACCGAGCATCGCTTGCAAGGCATTTTGCCCACCACCAACATCAGCACCAGAAAGGTTCTTGGCGCCAGCCGAGAGCTTATTCGCAATGTCAGCTTGCTGGGCAGCTTGTTCAGCTTGCTGACGACCTTGACGAATCTTGGCAACTGCTTCATCACTATTCATCATCTTGGGATCATTGTTGAGTAGATAAGAGTATTTGTCAAGGGAATAATCTATATTAATCTTATCCATGGCCTCAGGTTTAACACCAACGATTTGCCCTGCCAAAGCCAGAACCCGTTCAATGGAAGCTGCCTGCGTTGCGGATTGCGCCTGCTGGAGCATAGAGATGTAGGAGATGTTCATCATCTGGCCTTGGACCTCTGGGGGAGGTGGAGGCAGGATGCCGGCACGTTGGGCGATACCAAAGACCCGATCGATAATGGGGTTGAGGACTTCGTGGTCGATTCGTTCGAGCGCAGGCCCGAGCATGATGAGGGATTCGGATTTACGAAGGTCCCATTCAACAGCTGTCACGTTGGATCGGGTCTCGTATTGGGAGGCAACCTTGAGGACATCGTTGAAGAAGATTTGAGACAGCCGGACTTTGACTTCGTTCAGATCCTCGGTGATTTCTTGGATTGGGAACCGGGAATCATAGGCTGAAGCAAAGCCAGGCTTGCCGCTGGAGGTATAGCCAGAGACATAGGTGATACCACCGGGCGTTAGGTTCGCCGGTTGGTTCTTAAGTTGCATATCCGCAATCATCGGCGGGTTCACCATCTTGTCGATGGCTTGTGCCTTGCGCCGGGTTTCGAGTTGGAGTTGCTTTTGATCGGGAAGCGCGTCCATGCCGGGAGAACGGCCATAGGGATCGTTAGAGACTACGTCCCAGCGCCCGGTGATGTTGGGTCGTTCGAAGTAACCTTTGCGACGAAGGAAGCCGGTACCTGAGGCTGAGCCACCCTGCGGGCTCGCAGACCCACCCCATTCCCAATAGGCTTCGCGGTAGGCGAATCGTTTACTGAATCCGAACTGTGCCGCACGGCCGTCGTCATTGGGTTCGATCGAATGTGCGATTACGATTTCGCGGGAGAGACCGGAACCACCGGTTTGGTTGTAGAGTCGCTGTACTGTTTCGGAACAGTTTTCGAGTCCGAACTCGTCAACACAAGCTTGGATCGTGTATGTGAATTCACGATAAAAGATGCAGGGACGGTATTGTCCATCGATATCAATGTAGTACTCACCAAGGCAGGGATTGATGCAATTGATAACATCGTTGAAGTCCTCGTAGATGAGCATCGAGGCGGTGCCGAAGATAACGAGGTCGTAGTAGAACACCGCAATGGCATTGTAGAAGTTTGATTCGGCGAAGATGAGATAGAGCAGGCGCTCGCACTCGGCTAGCCAGAGCGAGACTGGGGAGGTCTGGGTTGAATCCATCCGCCCGATCATGAGTCGGAACCACGGCATGGTTGGGGAGGACTTGCCGGAGACTAGGCCAGAAGCGAGGTTGCGCGCGAAGATGCAGCCCGAAGAATCAAGGATGTGTTGGTTGATCGGGGACCCACGCATCATTTGATTGGCGGTGATCAGCCATTTGTACCGCCGTGGGAGGAAGTAGTCACCAAGCTCGCGCCAATGCGTCCACCAAGAGTATCGGTTGGTGCGAAGGCCCATAAGCCGGGATTCGGAATACCGACGGAATTCGAAGTCGGGAGTAGAGAGGATGTTGGTCATCGAGGTCCGCCCGGTCTTTTGTTAGCTAGATGTTGTGCTGCGGTTGCTTCAAGCTCGTCAATGAATTTGATCATTTTGGGATTTTTTAATAGAGCTTCACCTTGTTGAACTTGCTTATCGCCAGCATCTCCACGACCCTTTTCAACGTCGCCAAAATGCTTAAGCATAAGCGCACGTGTGAATATTTCCTCGTCGTGCTTGTCGAAACCCTCAGGAAGCTTCCCGGCTTTTCGAAGAATCTCAATGCCACGATGAATTGATTCATGGACGTAGGTTGAATTATTTTGTCCAGTTGTAAACATCATATCTTTTTTAGGTGAATACGTTCCACCCAGAGTAAACTTATCATCACCTGTCGCACTCTTGCCTGCGGTTACAAGTTTATCAGGATCGAATCCAAGAGCGGCAATAGGTGATTTCTTCGCAGCGACCCAACCTTCAAATAACTGATCAGCGACTTCGGGTGATACACGCTCACGTGGGATATCTCCAAGGGCATCACGACGGAAAGCCGATATCATCTGATCGGAGGATTTAAACTGTGGGAGCTTTGCCTTGCCGTAGTTGAAATATTCCGCTGACGGATCGCCATAGGACATATCATTCTTACGGGCGCTAGCCAGTTCGTCTTGATTAGGCCACGCAGGTTTTGGCTTTTCCACAGGCTTCTCGGCAGGTTTGTCTGAGCCAAAAAGCTTACTAAAGAATCCAACCTGCTGAACAGTTGCCTCTTGCTCAGGAGGCTGCACCAACCTCCCCTCCGTATGCATCTGCGCAGCCGCCATCAATGACCAAGTGTCATCGGGCGTCGGTCCGGGAAGTCGGAACTCACCGGAATCGGGCGCCGCTTGGGGCTGTGCAAATGGTACGACTGGCATCTGACGATCCTACTTTGGTAAATCTTCAAGCATATATCGAATCATTGCCTGAGCTTGAGTAAATGTCAATAGGTTGGTGCCGATCGGCGAAAAGGTATATTCATGCATTGTGCCAGC